CCGAATCTTCGTTACACTCTTCGCTGATTTCATACATTTCAAAAAATTTACTTGAGTTAAAAATAATTTTCTCGGTAGTCCAATCAGTGCCGCTAGGTGTGCCAGTTGCATTTTGGCCAATCAATTTTGCTTTTGAGCCATTTTTCTTTTTGGCAATCTCAAAAGGGTTTGAGGGCATGGTAATTTCTTGGAACAGTTTTGCAACCATTAATTCCAGCTCATACTCTTCAAGGTAGTTTGCAGATAAAAGCGTGGGCACCCACTCCAAACCGCTACCTGATACAACAGTTGAGTATGCTTTTAAACGTGCTTCAAGATCTCTGTCTTTTGCAAATTTTGACTGTAACATGGTTTTAACATGTGCAATATCAGATTCATTTTCAACATCTTTTTTCTCGATTGCTCCACCGTAAAATTTTTGTGCAATGATACGGGCAATATCCAACTCTTTTTTGAGATCCAAAACCTCTAAACGCTTTTCTAAAGGTATACGTTTGTACTCAGGCGCAGCCACGTTAACTTGTAACAAGCTTTTAAAATCGGGTACACGGAATGCCTGTAACAGTTTACGCTCATCACTGCCGTGATTATTTGCGTGGAAGCTGGCAAGTTTTTGTTGCTCCAACTCCTTGATTTTTTCTTGTGCGCTTTTTAACTCTTTTGTTAACTCCACTTGCTCAGACTTAAGTTTACCAGCATTTGCTTCCAAATCTTGATAATCCTTAACCAATTGTGCTGTATTAACGCTCATTTTATCTCACCTTTCCCTTGATAAATATCAAGATTGTTTAATTATTTAACGCCGCTTTTAACCTATTTTTAATAACCAATATTTTTGCCAACTGTTCGGTATCATCATTGGCATCAGTGTTACTGTTATTTTCTCCCATGTTTTCGGGTTTTGCAACACTTGCATTTTGATTTTTTAACAAAACCTCATTTAAAGTTTTTAACTCTTGTAAAACAGCTCCAAGCATTGCCAACTGTGCTTTTGCAATATCCAAAAACGGCGAGCCAAAATCAGTTGCATCAGCTTTTGCCGTTGCTGGCACACTTGGTTGCTCATTAAGTGCTTTACACTTTTCACTATCACAGTAATTTAATGCAATGGCCACGGCCTGATCGTGTGGTTTGCCCTCTTTTAACAACAAGGATATTTTATCTGATACACATTTTGCATAATCAGCTTTTGCCTTTTTCATCTCATCATCATCACCACAAGGTTTATTTGCCAGCTCCTCGGCTGGTGGCAATGTTGGCTCAGGTGTTGGCTCTTTTGGCTCAAGTTCTTGTTTTGCCAATGCCTCAAGTTTTGTTACTTGCTCGGGTGTTAATTTTAATACAACCTTTAATGCATCAATAAAGGGCACTGGCACTGGTGTAACATCACCAGCCAATATCTTATCAACAAGCTCTTTATCAAGTTTTGATGTATCAATTAATTGTTGCACTTGCTCAGGTGTCAATTTAAACTCTGTTAAAAACTCAGCAACCAAGGCTCCCTTTATTTGCATGATTTTCTTCCTTTTGCTAGTTGTAAAAGTTGCGTCCATGTTGCACGGTATTGATACAATACTCAGCTCGATTAACTCCCAATCAGTGATAACTGTTACACCGTTTTCAGCTTTTGTTGTATTTTTAACGTCAAACCCAATGGACAATGTTTTTAAAATTCCCTCTTGTACTAAATCTCTCACATACTGCACTTTTGCATCTGATGATGATGATAGTTGCGCTTTAATCCACATGCCTTCTTCACTAAATTTTACATCAAGGACTTTACCAATGATGCAATCATAATTGTGGTTAAATAAAACAATTGGATTATTTTTAAATCTTTTTGTATCAACTTTATCATATTTCATCAGCTCATTTGCTGAGTCAACAATTGCAGGGTTTGCCCACCCCTCGATAAATAAATTATTGTTCTCTTTTATTGATTTAAAATTAAAAATTTTGTTTTGCATTGTTACTCCTCTTTTAATGCTGCCAAATCATCGGGGTGTATTAAACTAAATGCACACCTGCAATTGATGGTTTGCTCGGGTTTACCTTGTGTGTCTCTTGGGAAGCGTAACCCGTTTTTAAACTCATCATCAATTTTTGCAACTGTGCCGTGTAACTCCCAATGATTGTCTTTTGCATCAGGATACTTGCCATCGGGGTTGCCACGCACACGCTCATCATTGCCAGTAATCCAAATCTTAACTAAATTGGGATCTACTTTTTTGGCATTTTGTGCGGCACCCCATTGGCCTATTGATGCCGCTGTTAACGATTCCGTGCGTGCAATTGTGTTTGCCCTTGATGCAATTAACGGGGGTATCTCATCAAGTAATATATTTGTAATCTCTGATACGGTTTTATTTGCTGCCACAGATTCAGCAATAATGGCACTTATTTTTGATGTAGTTGTCTCGTTAAGCCAAGCAAAAGTTTTTAAACCACGCTCTTTTAATATTGCAACCTCACCATCTTTTGTACGCTCCCGTAACAGTGCAACCTCGGTTTTTGCCTCTTGATTAAATATCAAGTTTACTTGGCTGTTGTAACCAGCATCAAGGTTTGGTTGCAAAAATGTTGCATACTCTCTTAAGTATTCCCTTTCAACTTTATCAGCATTTAATAACTTATTAAGCCTTTTTATATATGCATCAAGGTCAAATGTTGCTTTCTCTGACTGTAACAGTTTTAAAGCAACCTCGGTTTGCTTGGTTAAATAGCTTGTAATGTGCTCTTTAAACAAATCATATTTTGTTTTGTTTAACTCTTTTTGGTGTGCATCAAACATCTCTTTAAAATCTTGATGCTTTTCAATATCACTTTTAACCTCGGCAATCTCTTTTGTCTCAATAACAATATTTGGCTCATCTTGTGTAACACCAAGTTGCGCTTGTGCTGGTTGCACTTGTTGTACTGGTTGCGCTTGGGGTTTTAAAGATAAAATAACATCTCCACCTGTTACACTTGGCAACTCCCATAACTCTTTACGTACTTCGTTTATGGTTTTTGTTGATAACATTTTTGTTGCAAGTTCTGCTTTTGATAAAAGGTCATCTTTTAATATTTCAACCTCACTGTAATCATAATCAATAACTGAGCCAGCTAGTTGTTTTTTGAGTTTAGAGTTTAGGCCAAGGGTAAATTTTTTGTGCAGTGTTTTGATTGTTGATTGCCAAAAGTATTTTAACGCCTGTTTGTGCTCATTGCTGCCAAGGCTGCCAGTTTCTTGTAATGATAGTGCGTGTTTTGGTGCGTGGAATAAATTGATCAACACTTCCCTGTTTTGCGTTAACAATTCCTTAAGCTGTTGATCTGCAATTTTAACATCAATTGTTGTTGCTTTAACGCCTTTTGGCAATACAAGTGAGCCACGTTGATTTGCTTTACCAGTGTACTCAAAATCAAATTGCCTTTTTAATAGTTTTAAAGTCTCAAGGCTGCCAGCAACTTCCGTTTCTAAAATGACTTGTGGCAAGGCACCCTTATCAAAATATTTATTAAGATAACTACCTGTTGATTGGTTAAACTTAATACTTGGTATGCCTGCCAGTAACGGCGATAAACCATAAGGTGTGTCCCAAGTTAAACTTGGGAATTTCAAATGTATTATTTCATTCTCCAAAAAAGGTATTGATTTGTTGTTTACCCTGTATGATAAGTTACCCTCATTATCTTGTGTTATGTTAAACAACTCAATAGGTATCCAATGCAATTGGTTTAATGCCTCTGCATGGTACACAATAGTATCACCTGTTAAAATTAACTCGGCACAAATAGAGTAATAAAAGCTTAATGAGTCGTGTTTTTTGCTTGGCTCATCTAGCATGTATTGTATGGGGTGTGCCGTGTTAAGTTTAAATACCTCGTTGCCATCTTGTATTTGTTTTGAGTAAACTTTTGGTGTTACACTTGCAAACTCTTTTGCAATCAAATCAACAAGTATGTAGATCCAATCACAAGTGTAAAATATCCTCTTTAAAGCTAGTTTATGCTCAAGTGATATTTTTGATGAGCCCGTGTCGTTTTCAAGCCAATCATTAAAATTAAAGCTGTATGTTTTTAAATTTGTTTTGCCCATTTTTTTGTATCTCAATTTTTTAATAAATTAAGTATGGCACTGTGCAAAACAAATTTCAATAACTGGAGATTTCAAGTTTTGAATAATCGTTATCTTGGAACCAATTTAAACACTGACTCAAGGCATCACAATTGTGGACAAGCAAACCGTTTGCAAAATAAACACCGGCATCAACTGTTAAGTTGTAAACTGGCTGCATTTCTTCTACAACTGTAACTTCCGCAAGTAATAGCTTTTGAGTGTGTTGGCAGTTCTTTTGGTTTTTGGCAAACAATACAGTTAATAGTTTTTTTATTGATATTGTTACGATGCCTAAATTTTTCTCCGCAATTGCGTGAGCAAAATTTAGATTGTTTATCTGCAAATTTTTTTGTGGTGTACTCATTGCCGCACAATATACAAATTTTTGTAATCGGTGTTGTATCACTTTTTTGTATTGTATGTTTAGCATGCTCTCGGTGCCACTGTTTACCTTGCTCTGATTTATGCCAAATCGCAGCCTTTTTCCTAATGTTATCAAGGTTTTCTTTACACTTAACAATCCTATTAATATCCCAAGTGTGTTTTCTGTGTAACTTTTTATGCTCGGTAGCA